AGAAAAGTGAAGAAGGAGGTCTTGTGAATTTAGTACAAAAGAAACACGGCGATTTTGATTATGAATACATGGCGGTGCGCAAATGATTTGGAGTTTATTTTGGTTTTTTCTTATACCAATTAAGATATATATAGCGTTTCATATACTTTTAATGATTTATAGAATATTTTTTGGTGTATGAGCCCAGTGTGTAAAATGGTAGATGTTCATGATGAGCTAAAACGTGCACGTGACGCATTTTATAGTGCTATGTTTGAGGATAATGAGGAAGAGATGCGTGCTGCAGATAATGCTGTTGGATATTATGAGTCCATGGATGGCATATCTTGCCCCGAATATCCAGGATTTTAGATGGATATAAACAAAGTTCCTATGGTGCGTGTGACGTGGCTCGATGCCCGTGATACAGAGACAGGTTGGATTGATATTAAAGATATTATAGCAGCACCTCTAGCTAAATGCCAGGAAGTTGGTTGGATGACTGTGAATAATGAGGAGAAGGTAGTGATCATGCGTTCGTGGTGCTTGGACCGGGACGATAACCATGGGGGTGGTGCTATTGCTATTCCAAAGGGATGGGTAAAAAAGATAGAATATTTACAGGTGACACATGCAGACGTACGAGATTAATTTATGGGAAAACAAAAAGATTGTTGAAAAGGTAGTTAAACAATTTGAAAATGATGAAGAAGTATTAAAATATATAGCTGATAATTTTGATAGAGCAGAAGATTTACCAAGGTTAGATGCTGAGGCAGGTTATTTAAGACCCAAAAAGAGTAATACTATTATTACCTGGGCTAAAATTAGCACATATGTGCGTAAAAATGCTCCTAAAAGAATAGAACTGACGGAAGAAGAGAAAGAGATAAAGGGTACTTTGGAGAAATCTATTACAAAAGAGGTAATAAATGAGTGGGGATACAATGAAATGATAAGACAAGTTAAAAAAGAATATTGGAGTCACCCAGATGCAAAAGGGCTAGAAGAAAAAAGGTAATGGAGATATGGGAATTTTGGTTATTATTAATGGTGACTATAAATACAATGCAAAATCTTATTGTATTTTTTGTGGGTCGTAAATTTAAAAAGGAAAAGAAATGACATCAATGACAAAATTAGATGGTATTGGCAACGGTATTACGAGGAAACAAGGATTAACACCCAAGCAAGCTAAGTTTCTTAAGGTATTACGGGACTTTATTGAACAAAATGGTTACTCACCATCTTATGAGGAGATGAAGCAGATGAATGACATGAAATCAAAGAGTAATGTGCATGAGTACATAAAAAACCTAGAAAAGCGCGGTTATTTAACGTATGAGAAGTATTGTAATCGAACTATTACACTAATTTAATATGGTATTGTATATGGAGCTGGATGCTAAAAAGTTTTTTTATTTTTCTTGTACCGGGATATTGCCAATACTCCAATACCTTTTAGGGTTTTTGGTGTGTGATAAGGGATATTTGGTATTGGCTAGGTATTGGGAGTCCAAGGGTTAAGCATGAAAAAAGAAGAAAAAGTAACTGAAATGAGTAAAAAAGACAGTATAATCAATAAGATAGATAAGGTTGGTAAAAAGGTGGTTGCCAATACCATCCGTAATACCAAAGACATGGCATTGAAATACCCAAGAGGTGAAGATGGGTTAACAGATAGACAAAGAATATTTGTTGAATTGTACACAGCTAATGAGGGAAGACTTACACCTACTGAATGTGCAAGACAATCTGGGTATAAAACAGATCGTGCTGCTGTAACAGCTTCAGAATTATTGAATGTAAAAAAATACCCTAAGGTTGTACAAGCTATAGTTAAGAGAAGGGAAGAGATTGCACTTACGCATAAAGTTGAGATGGACAAGCATGTCCAAGAACTAGCACGCTTACGAGAGACTGCATTAGATGCTAAGTCTTACAGTGCTGCTGTTAATGCTGAACGGTTAAGAGGTCAAGCTGCAGGTTTGTATATTGATCGAAAGGAAATTAGAACTGGTAGTATTGATAGTATGTCTCGTGAGGATGTTTTGAAACAATTAAAGGAATTAGGATTGGATGGAAAATTCAGAAAAGAAAATAATAAAACTATCATTTCGGTCGAAGAAGAATCCGATAGCGAAGGACTTAAGGACATCACCCCAGTACAAACAGAAGGTAGTGAAGGACAAGAAAAAGTATGACCGCAAAGCCGGAAACAAATTTTTGGAAGAGTGTAAAGAAATTATTAGAAGATGGTAATTACTTAGTATCACGCATTGAGTCTTACGTTACACCAGGATTCCCAGATTGCGTAGTATACCATGAGGATTGTGGATTTTTTACGTTGGAATTAAAAGTAATGAGGCGTAATAAAAAAGGGGACGCAAAAGTACTCATATCCCCTCTACAACATGCCTTCCATGTCTCTTATTCTATGAAGCGTGCTCCTGTATTTATACTAATTACGGACCCCGGGAGGGGGGTCGTAAAGCTTTTTGAGGGGTCTCAAACTCCCAAACTCCGTGATGCTACAAACTTGGACGAAGGACCAAGGGCCTTGTACGAGGGCCCGCTGGCCGGGATGCAGCTGAAGCAGTTTGCAAACTCCAAAAGTCCCAAACTCCGGGAATAAACCTCCCGTCATTTGACATAGGGGGAGCTGGCGTTTGCGCACCGGGCGCGCCGGGGAAATAACTGGCTGATGGTCGGCGGACTTCTGCCATTTCTTGTACCAGCATGGATCCTGAAACTGCAGCCCCAGCCAGGAAGCAGGATGGGTATTGACATGTGGATAACTTTCTGCTATAATAGGGGTAGAAATAGAAACAAAGGAGTTATTATGGTCGTAGACGAATCAATAAGCACAGCACTCAATAGGATTGCTGAGAATCAAGAAGAAATGAATGATATACTAAAACAAATTTTAGGTCATTATAATAGTGTTGTTCCTGTCATGAAGCGTAATGCTGATAGAGTAGAAGAAGTACAGACAGACAACCGAGGTGCATTAGACAAGATGTACGATACAGTATTTAATAACTGATTTTCTAAAGGTCCCAAACTCCCACTATCTCCACCTCTGTGGTGTATAGGTGGTGGGGGTTAGTTTCGCGCCCGGGCGCCCGCGGGAACTTCTGTGGCGAAGTCCTTTGAAGAATGGCTGAAATCAAGGAAAAATTTTTGAAGTGCAGAGCTTGACAAACGCTTCCACGCCAGTTATACCTGAAGGTAGAATGAGAAAGAGAGGTAAATATGGACTGACTGGGTTTACTTATACCTGTAAAATTGGCTGTTTTCTGCCTTTTTATAGTATTACTACTACGCGCAACAGGGAGCTGGTGATTTGTTCACCTGCTGCGGCCGGGATCTCCGGAGCTGCACAAGCAGCTGCTGCTGGATCCTGAAACTCCCAAACTCCTGGTTCGACCATCTCCAAAAAGCAGGAGGATGGCTGCCAGGAGTTTACGCACCGGGCGCGCCGGGAGTTCTTTGGAGTGAACTGGAAATGTTATCCACAAGAAATGTGAATGGAGGGTTGAGATGAATTACATTTGATGATATAATGATGATAGTTAAAGCATGATGATATAACTTCTTAGTTTAAAGAGCTTTAACTATGAGGCAAGATAAACGGAGTTATTCGGCTCTTGCCTCAAAATCAAGGGTGATACAGCAATCCCACATGATACTGAAAGGTTGAAGTTCAAATACTGGAAAGGAGATGGTAATGGGGTTTAGTCCTTACTCGGTTGATCAGTAGTCCGTTCTAAACTCCCAAGCTCCCCAAACTCCCAACTTCCATTCATCCATTATATACTACTGCACTTCCTGGAGCTTAGTCCCGCGGGAACTTCTGCTGAGTCTGATGCATGTCCTTTCATGTCCCGGGGTGCGACAATTTGTCATCTTATTATTGTCTTATTAATGTGTATATTAGTAGTATTAATAAATAGAAAGAGAATATATGACAAAGAACGAATTTAAAGACATAGTTAAACGTGGTTTCTTTAGCTGTAAGTGGATTAAGAATGATGGCACAGTTGGTAAAATTAAACTAGGTGTGCTTGGTACACTTGGTTATAGATTTACTAAAGAGAAAGTAGTGACTGAACACCCTAATTATGTGTTGGTGTTTAGAATAAACAGTAGAGCTAAATCAGACTTTCAACGTTGGGCAAATGTAAACCCCGACACAGTATTTGAGATTAGTGGAAAAAGTTATCCACAATGAACGCTATATTATTCTTAATAGGTGTATCTATTATGTGGATTGTAATGTACAGCTTTATTATAACAATTAGTTAAAGGAGAATTAGAATGACTAATAAAAACGAAGAACAAACAATGGACTCATTAGTTCCTGTTGAATCAATCAAGGGTGTTGATATTACCCCTGTTATGCAAGAAGTAATAGAGTATGCCAAAGATGTGTCAAGTGTTGGCAATCTTGAATCAATCATATCATCTGTTCCTGCCAAGTCTAGCTTGGATTGGAAACTTATATCTGGTGTGCTTATGAATAGCACAGTTGAATGGGTTGTTGATAATAAGAACAATGATAATGTTAATTCAATGGATTTAATTAATCACCTACAAAAAGATGTAGGTTATTTGTTACAACGATTAGGTTTAGCTGGTTAGTCATCAGTTAATTCTCGAAGAAGGGCTACTAAATGTAGCCCTTTTTTTATGCCTGATACACAAGATGTAGTGGCTTTGCCTGTGGATAACCTGTGGATAACTCGCCCGGGTGTGACACTATGTCGCAGGCGGCGCCCGGGACTCCGACGCAACAGTCTATCGACCCCCCTACACCCCCTATATCAGAACCCGAATTGAGAACTGGGTTTGCACTGTTTGAGAGTGACAATCACACCAAAAAACGTTATATAAAAAATTATAAAAAAATTTAAACATTTTGTATGTCATTTTTAGTTGCGAATTTACCACCCACAAAAGTTTTTGTAAAAAAGCAATATTTATATGATCATCAAAAAGGACAAGGAGAATTTGTAGAAGGTGTTTGGATTACTTGTAAGTCTATCCAGGGTAGAGCGCTCTACTTTGAAACGTATCTGCCGGAATATGGTGCTTTATATGATAAGCTCCCTATTAGTGCTTTTGTTAATTCCCCTACTGTTGAAGATGATATTGAGCTAGAAGAGTTACAATTATGGGATTCATTTAGTTATCATTTGACTATTGTAGAAAAAGCTTCAATTTCCGGCGTTAGATGTAAATATCTTGCGCCTTCAAAAAAATGGTACTATGGTGAATACCTGTTTACGATTGATAATGCCCATGCGGATACAAATATCCTTAATGTAAATTACTCAGAGGTCCCAGAGGAGCACAAATCGTTTAACATACTTGAATTGGACAACGGACATTTCGCTGCCCAACCTAATAACCGTGTTATTTTCTATGATAAATCGCTTACACCGTCAAAAACACTGCACCCTGACTTTAAAGTGTCAACAAAATATTATTCTGTAGAAAATAAATCAAAATGGACCGCCGGAGACGACGATAATTACCATTATAACCTGAAAGAACAAGAATGAAAGACCTAGAATCCTTAGATACGCAGACTTTAAAGTATATTTTAAAGAATGCAGTGCTAGAAAAGCAAGAAAAAGCCCAAAATGACTTCATGTCCTTTGTAAAACAAGTTTGGCCGGAGTTTGTAGAGGGAAAACACCATAAAATTTACGCAGATAAGCTAAATCGCATAGCAAATGGAGAATTAAAGCGATTAATTGTCAATATGCCCCCTAGACACACAAAATCGGAGTTTGCAAGTCATTTATTTCCGGCATTTTACATGGGTAGGCATCCTAAGGCAAAATTAATACAAACGACGCATACAGGGGAATTAGCAATCAGATTTGGACGTAAAGCCAAAAATTTGATAGAATCAGACGAATATGAGAAAGTTTTTCCTACAGTTAAGTTGGCAGCCGATTCAAAAGCTGCTGGTAGATGGGAGTCTAATCATGGCGGTGAGTATTTTGCTGCTGGTGTTGGTGGCGCTATTACCGGTCGAGGTGCTGATTTACTTATTATTGATGATCCTCATTCTGAACAAGATGCACTATCCCCTCATGTACTCGATGCTCATTATGAGTGGTATACTTCTGGTCCTCGTCAGCGTCTTCAGCCTGGTGGTGCTATTGTACTAGTAATGACGCGTTGGTCGATAAAAGACCTAACTGGAAAATTATTAGACGCACAAGGAAAAGACGATATGTCTGATCAATGGGAAGTAGTAGAATTTCCGGCAATTATAAATGATAAACCTATGTGGGGTAACTTTTGGACCATGAAAGGTTTAGAAGGAGTTAAAGCTTCTATTCCACTGACCAAGTGGCAAGCACAGTGGATGCAGCAACCTACGTCCGAGGAGGGTGCACTTATAAAACGTGAGTGGTGGAAAACTTGGGAGAATGAAGAAATACCAGATTTACAATATGTGATTCAATCCTATGATACTGCATTTAGTGCCAAAGAGTCTGCTGACTTTTCTGCTATAACCACTTGGGGTGTATTTAAGCCCGTGGACGGAGAACGTACGGCATTAATTTTACTGGACGCCAAACGCGGCCGGTGGAACTTTCCTGAGCTAAAAAAGAAAGCAATGGAAGAATATGAGTACTGGGAACCAGAGGCAGTTCTTGTAGAAGCCAAGGCCAGTGGCCTACCATTAACTCATGAGTTGCAAAAAGCAGGAATACCTGTTATAAATTATACACCCTCTCGAGGAAATGATAAACACACGAGAGTAAACAGCGTAGCGCCGTTATTTGAATCAGGAGCTATTTGGGCACCTAATAAATCGTTCGCTGAAGAAGTTATCGAAGAATGCGCCGCATTCCCTTTCGGTGACAATGATGACTACGTGGATTCTACCACGCAAGCGCTAATGCGTTACAGGCAAGGATACTTTGTAACATTGGAAGATGATTACGAAGACGAAGAAAAAATTAAGGTTGGAGGGAAAAC